GACTCTTTAGTAGTCTTATAATTAAAATACATAACCGTAGCTGTATCTCTATAAAAAATACTGTTTTGATAATACTGTGCTGTATTAAAATAATCATACCAAGTTTGACTGTATTTGCTTATTTCTTCTAAATCTTCATTTGTTAATGTAGGGTCAATTTTAATTAACTCTATTATGGGTAAAGTTTTTATTTCTCCCCAATAAAAACAATCTTTAAAATGCTTATCTTCAGTATAACTATAAACAAGATTTGCAGGGTCTACATAAGATATAGTAACTCCATTACCCTCAAGAAATTCATGTTTTGCACATGCAATACCACAAACAGTAATATCGTAGTCTAATCTTTTTCTAATGTCTTGATAATGATTGTCTTCAAACAAGGTATTTATTGCTTCTTCTTCCGCAATTTCAATAGCAGGTTTATAATTTAAATTCATAAACAACTGCAGTTCATCATCTGTTTCAGGCAAACTATCAGCTTCAACTACAAAAGGGTCAACTCCAAAATTTTTAGATATATTTTCAAGAATAGGTTTTGCAGACATTTGACCTTCTACCATATCTTGATACTTAGAACGCTTTGCTTGAGACATAGCATCTTGTGCGTATGCTTCAACTTTAAATAATCTATCAGACATTCCGTTAACAACAATGTCAACAAATTTAGGAATAACCGGTACTATCGACCAATCTAAATTTAAATAAGATAAATCACCATCAATAGCTAATTCATTTTTATATTTACCTACAGATTGCTCACCTCTAGCATACAATCTTAATCGGTTAAAATTACCCCATTGATTATAGTATCTACATCCTACACCATCTTTTCTAAACCACTCATATTGTATTGCTTGACCTATTTGTAACCCAAACTCAACTGTTGCTTTTTTAGCATCAGACACAAATTGACTTGGGAAACCTGCGGCAGTTATATCTATTTTTATATCTTTCATTGTAATATTTTGCTTAAAGTTCCTGTGTTTGTGTATCTTGCAAAGTTAATGCTTATTTTTGACTCTTTTTTGGTAGGTAAATATAAGTGTTTTTGATTCGCCATAACAGCCAATCCTGAACTTATAGTCGCATCAAAACGAGTTCTATTTGATATATCAAACTTTGCCCAATCTTCTAATGTTCTTGTAAAATACATTGTACCCATGTCTTCTGAATCTCTAAATGTTCCTTCAAAATCTAATCCTACATATTTTTCAATATACGATTCAATTGCTGCTGCATGAGATTGTTTTACATCTTCACTAGAGTTGGGGATACCACCTAATTCTCTTTCTGTTTTTGATAATTTATTATATACTTTATCAGGACGATTCATACTGTATCCTCGATATCCTCTATTTTTAAAATGATATAATAATCTTGGTTTATTGTTTTCACATAATATTGGCATACCATAAAATATACAAGCCATCAATACTTCTTCAAAAAATATTTCAGCTGTTTGTGGACGAGCTATATATTCTAAAAAAAACTCATTACTTGGAGCATCATCCATATTAAATTTAGTCATACCATGTAAAGAACCGTTAGAACCTCCACCTCCTACAACTCCTGAGATGTCATATGAATCACAACCAAACGAACCTATATGTTCATTGCCCGGATATTTTTTACCATTTTTAATATAATATTTATTTTGTAATTGTTTATTGGGAGTCCATCCGACTAAAAATCTACCACGCTTGTCAGGTCTAAAAATTACTTCACTATCCTTTATACCATCTTTCCAATAAAAACTTCCTTGTGTTACATGATGTTGTAATATTAAAGAATCATTATAATCTATTTGCTGATAAATTTTCGTCAAATTAAATAGTGATTGTTTGCTTTCATCTCTGAATGCATGTGACTCAGAACGAGGAAATTGTCTGTAATATTCATTTAATGCGTCAGGGTCAGATTTTAACGAGTCAACTTCATTTTGCCAATACTCTACTGCACCAACTTTTATTTTTTCATTATCGATACCTAATACAGGTGAAGCAGGAGTTTCTAGCACAGGCATACCATACCTGTCTATAAATCCTTCCATATTCCATTCCATAGGTATAAACAAATTATACAAACCGCTTTTTGTTTGACCGTTAGCATTTCTTTTCGTAGTATCCGAATCTTCATATAAACTTTTGAAGTTGTTACCCCCTTTACTTAATGCGTTTGAAGTAGAGCCCATCATGCATTTACCAATAATTTTACTACCCAACCTCAAACAAGTTTTAGTTACACGCCAATTATTCAATATGTTATTAGGTTTTAACCATTTACCACTTTCGTCATGTACTAATAATAATAATTTTTCACCATCATAAGAGTTATCATCTGTATTTTTCCAATCTATTGTAGTATCTAAACCGTCAAGCTCTTCTTCTTCAACAGTATACATGTTTTTCTTTGTTATTTTAGATGCAGGTACTCTAAATGCTAGTTCAGTTTTTGGTTTATCCATACCGTCTTGTATAGGTTTGAAAAAAAACGGTAAATTACTTCCAATAGGTACTACTTTATCTGTAAACATTTTTTTAGCATCAGAACCTGTTTTAGATAAAATTCCAACTCGTGAATCTTTTGCTAATGTTCCGGTATTAATACATTCTGAAGAACCCATAAATGAAAACCCTGAACGTCTTATTTTTAAATAACACAATCCAAAACTTCTTACATCAGCTTTACATGCTTCCCAAAAAATAAAAAATAATCTGTTGGCTTCTCTAAAATCAGGATATCCAACATCTATTTTTGTCCATTGTAAATACATATAATGAGAACCTGTTAAGTAAGTAGGAATACCATTATTATAAAACCAATATCCTTCTTCTCTGTAATCAAATTCTTGTTCTATGTAATCTACCCATTGATTTTTAAATATTGCAGGTTGTTCGTTCCATTGAAAAATAGTAGATATCCGTTTTAATTGTTTAGGATATTCTTTTCTTTCCCAATATTGAAGCTTGGTAGAAGGGTCTCTCTTTATTATTTTTTTTGGTGCTAATGGTAAAGCAATACTAATATTATTAATTCTAATAATTTCGCCTATTTGACCTGTTTTTGAAATTACAACAATATCATATTTTTCGTTGTAACCGTATTTCCATGTTGCACTTTTGTTTTTATTTGTAAGTACAGATTTAGGAATTACATCAGATAATGTAGTATATAATTTATTTTGAACGTCTTTCTGCAAAACCTTGATTTGTCGTTTGTGTTATACCTTTACTTTCTAATTCAATTAAATCTTTTTCAGTTTGTATGCGATTTAAAATTTCAAATGCATCAAAAATTGCTAATTTTTTTGTAGCAGCAGCATTTTTTAATCTGTCAGCAGATAAATCATCTTCACCTCCTCTAACTATTTTTTCTTTAGCAACACTAATTAATTCATCAACCGCCTTTTGTCCTGCTTCAATAATTTTTAATTTAATTTCAATATTACTCATAATTTAACTGTTATAAATTCAGACATAATTCTATACATCAATACGCCATCTATTCTAAACTCATATTCGCTTTCAGGTTGAAATGCTACTTCATCTCCTTTATTTACGCCATGTTTTATTAACTCAGCATTTGGATATTTCATAACACCTATTAATGGTTCGTGTTTTACAGCTTTATTTAGATAATAGTCTTTAACAGCAATTGGCTCTACAAAACAATATTTATCATGAGCAAACCACTCTCCATTTTTATTATACAAAAAAAATTGGTCGTTGTCTATAAAAAACAAATCATCTTTAAAAAAACTTTTACCGCTTTTTTGTATGCCTTTCATATCATAATAATATTTAAAAACATTATGATGAACTATTAATGTGTCACCTATTTCAATAGGTCCGCAATAATTTAATGGTAAAGATATGACTGTTCCATAACGATTTGAAAACTTATGGTCTTCCTGTGAAGAGCTAACAATAAAATCTACCTCACCAAATTTTTTAGTATTGTCGTACCTTTTTCCTTTTTGTGGTTGTACGATGAAGCTGTGAGGGGATTGCATTTTGATTCATTGTTTAAAAATTTATATTGTATTCTATAGAAACCGGCATCACACTATTAAACGATTTCCATAATTTAATTTCATTTTTTTGAATAATATATATGTTATAATTATTTGTAGAAGATTCAAATTTAATTAAATGGATAACATAATTTCCTCCTAATACCTCTTGCCCAACTAAATAATGCATAGCACCTGATTTATAGTCAGGTCCTACTGAAATTTTTCTTATATCCATTACATTTAATTTCTAGAATGCGTCTTCTATTCTATATTTTATTTTAAATTTTGTTGACCCTCCACCTTGCGTTGGATTTGTGTCAGCAAATAATTCTAATGCAGCATTTACTTTAATTTGTCCATTTGCATTTCCATTGCTTTGTGCCGGTGGAATAGTTTGGTAAAAATCACTACCTGAATTTAACATACCATTATCGAAATTTAAGAATGGTTGAAATTGAATATTAGTTCCACCACCATTAAATCTTACTGCAACGTCATTTGTAAAGTCAAAGTTTGGAGCTGTATGATTAAGTTTCCATAAACATTCAACAACACTAATCATTTTACCTGCACCCGGAGCAGGAGCTAATTCTATTGGTGTAGTAGCTAAAGCCATCATTTGTGCATTTGATACAGTAGTTTCTACTTCAACAACATTTGCTGTTCCACTATTTACCCATATCAATCCGGTGTTCGCAGGATTTTTTGCTAAAATCTGTCCTGATGTACCTACATTATCACCTGCATCTCTAATTTCTTTTACATATATATCTTTCCATCTTAATGCCGAAGTACCTAAGTCAATAGCTTGGTCAGTAGTTGGTTTTACAATACCAACACTATTAACTTCTCCTTTTGTAGTTATATCTGTTGGGAAAGCTATAGTTAATGCTTGTGCATTACCTGAAGTTACAATTTCATTAGCTGTACCCGCAATAGTTAAAGATTGCGAACCTAATGCAACTGTTGGTGTTCCTGTATTTGAATCACCTAAAAACTCTAAAGAATTTGCACTTACTGTAGTCCATGATAACTCGTTTGAACCATTTTTAACTAAATACTGTCCTGCTGTTCCAACACCACCGTTTACTGCATCTATATCATTAACAAATATCTTTGACCATCTTAATGCACTACCACCTAGAGGTACTGCATTATTTGAAGCCGGTGTTAATGAAGTTGTAATTGCCATTTCTCCCGGTACAGTAATAGTAGAAGGTAATGATAAAGTAAGTCGTTGGTTTAATGCTGTTGCCGTAATTTCATTTGTAGTACCCTGAATACTCAAACTTTGTGTTGGTAAATCAACACTACCTGAAGTTGTACCATCATCAAAATTTAACGTACTGTTATTTTGTGCAACCCATGCTAATTGACCGGAAGCATCTGAAGATAAAACTTGACCACTTGTACCTCCTGAGTTAGAATGGTCATACAATTCACTCAAATATAATCTTAAAACTCTTTTAGCTGAACCACCAATTCTAGTAGTTAGGTCAAGTGAAGGGGTTATATCTGTGCCTACTTCAAATGAAGTAGTAGCTTTCATTGTTGTTGTTGATTCTATACTTCCCGGAGCTATAAATGTTGACGGGATACTGTATGTAACAGTTCTTATACCATCTCCTAATGTGGTTATTTGATTAGCTGTTCCCAATAATCTTATTGGACTTGTCGAATCACTATGACCTATATTGAAAGAACCTGTTCCTGTATCACCTGCAAAATAAGCAGTAGGTACATACCACTCTAAAGCGGTATTACCTGAATTTTTTCTTAATACTTGATACTCTGTACCTGTACTGTTAGAGCCATCTAAAATATCATCAGTAGCTAGAGATAGCCATTTTTTTGTACTACTACCTAATTTGCTAGTGCTGTCAGTAACAGGTAAAGCATCTGCTGTTACATTAATATCGTTTTTAGTTGTTATGTCCGTTGGGAAGGCAACTGTTATTGTTTGTGAACCTCCAACTGTTACAATTTCATTTGTTGTTCCGGCAACAGTTAATGTTTGTGTTGGAAGGTCAACAACTCCTGTTCCTGTATCACCTGCAATTTGTAAATCGTCTGTACCTGTGTTTGCTACCCATGATAATCCTGAACCTGTAGATGATAATACTTGTCCTGCCGTACCTGCTGAGTTAGATGCGTCATAAATTAAATCAGCATATAAAGCTAAAAACTTTTCTGTAGCTGAAGCTAAATTACTTGTACTATCTGAAACAGGAACTACATCTCCTGTAGCTATTAAATTTGTAGTAGCTTTTACAGAACCCGGAGCAACTAATGCTGTAGGTAATGATAAAGTTAAAGTTTGTGCACTACCTGTAGTTACAATCTGACTTGATGTTCCAAGAACAGAGAAAGATTGAGAATTTAAGTCTACTGATGGTGTACCTGTGTTAGAATCGCCTAAAAATTCTAATGAAGAATCATCAGGTGTAGTCCACTCTAATGCTGTATTAGCTGCATTTTTTGCTAAAACCATATTAGCTCCACCCAAACTATCTGCTCCATCTGCAATAGACCTAACATATAAGTTTCTATATCTTTCGGAGCTTGAACCAATATCGTAAGTCATATCGGCTTGAGCTTTTAAATCTTGTGATTCTATATCTCCTCTAGTCGTTATGGTTGTCGGTAATCTGAAAGCAACAGTTTCTGATACCGGAGATAAAACCTCTACTTCATTTGTTGTACCTACGAATGAAATCATTTCAGTTGCTAAATCCACTACAAATGTAGCTGCTCCTGAACTACCTATTCTAACTGATAAATCTTCATTTGGAATATCCATCCAAGACAAAGAACCACCACCTGCTCCTGCAGATAAAACTTGATTAGCTGCACCAAATGCATTTGTATCATCAGCAATAGCATCTACATAAAGATTTAAAAACTTATCAGTTCCATTCCCTATGTTTGTGTTACTGTCAGTTAATGGTTTGAAAGAACTTCCGGTAATTGTAATATTTCCCGGTGCTACCATGTTAGCAGTAAATGAAAGCTGCATAGTTTGTGCTCCATCACCTACTGTTGTTAGTTGGTTAGCTGTACCTAATATCCTTAATGATTGTGTTGGTATATTTACTGATGTTGAACTTGTATCATAAAAACAAGATAAATCATCTACAGTTGCTATTGCATCGTCTACATAAGTTTTAATAGCTAACGTACTAGCTATATTATTATTAGTAGCTCCTAACAAACTAGTCGACACAATTAAAGAAGAACCTCCAACTGTTCCTGTTAAAGTAAGTATACCACTAACTGTTAAGTTAGTAGGAACAGTTAAAGTAATAATTTCTCCTAGGTCAGCTCGTATCTCATCTATGTATGCTATACCATCAAGATATAAATCTTTCCACTCTTTACTTGATGAACCTATATCATATGTGTCATCAATAGCGGGTATTAGCGAATACGAAATGTTTCCAAATAAATAAGTTGCTAATGCTGAAACTAAAACTGTTTTAGTTGCTAGAGATGAATCTTTATCTGTTAATATTAAATAATCATCTCCAACAGGTGCTATATTTGGATAACTCGTAGTGTCGCTAATCTTTGCCATTTACTCTTTTTTTTCTGATTCGTTTTCTTTTTCGGATTCAGCTTTTATATCCTCAGCGGTTCTAACTTCACCGGTTTGCATATTAATGCTACTATCCTTTCCATACTTCTTAATCAATTCTTGTTCTACTTTAGCGAAGTCTTCCTTAATTTGGTTGATTTCTTTTAGAACTTCTACTTTACGCATCTCTACGTCAGCAATAACTAATTTAGCTTTTGTAAAGTCGTTTTGTGATTTTTGAATTGATTCTAATTCTTTGTCTGTTAATTTTTTACTCATTTCATTTAAATTTAATTGTTAATATTTATTTTTATTGTTACAAAGATAATAAATTATTATCTAACATTCTCCTACGCTACTTGCCTGTTCGTCTTCAACATACATTAGTCCACCGTTTGCCAATTTATAAAAGTTATCAGGCATAGGAGTAGTTCCCGATGAGTTAGTGTAAACATTGTCACCTGCCTGTGGATAAGTTCCTGAACCATCATGGTAATAAGTTACACCT